GGAGAATGGGTCGCAGGATTCAATATACACAGAAGTCCTTCTGATAAAAAGATAGTTGGCTTTCCTTGTATGTACGATGCAGATGAAAGGGAGTTTGATATGGGCGAGATATTGCCGAAATATGAACTTGGAGAAGTTGTTGCCATTGCGCAAAGTTATATGGATGTTGACCGATTCCATAGAAAAGGGAAAAATGCGGCTTACTTAGAATACTTGGATTCTATATTGCCTGAACTGAAATTATATCCCGGTTGGGGAAATAAGATGTTTGTGAAAGCCGACCTAATGCCCCACCATATCAAAATTACCGGGATCAAGGTTGAACGCCTACAGGACATTAGCGATGAAGATTGCTTGAAAGAGGGGATTATTCATGTGTCAACTTTTCTTGGACAAAAAATATATCATACCCCACATGTAAACGGATCTTACTTGTCAACGAACGTAGCCCAAGAAGCTTTTGCCTACTTGATAGACAAAGTATCCGGCAAAGGTACATGGGAAAGTAATCCGTTTGTATTTGCTTACGAGTTTGTGTTATTTGACTAAGGGAGGAATAGCCATGCCAATAAGCGAAGTTATGAACCAAGCAGACAGCAACCTACTGGCGGAATGTATGAAGGAAGCCATGAAAGTGGAATTCCTGGAAACCAGCGAAGAGATAAAGTTATGGGCTTATTCCCTGTATAATGCGAAAATATGGGGGAGAAGTGTAAAGTAAAAGAGCGTCACCCGAACCACCAGATAGACGCCCTTCCCTAATTCATAGTACAAATATACTATTTACTTTTAAATTATCGTACTATGTTTTCAGAAATATCAGAGTTAAAATCTATCAGAGAGCAGAAATCCAGATTGTCAGAAAGAGAGTCTGAATTATCTGCTCCTATTATGTCAGATCTGGATTATATTCCATCCATATATAAATGGTTTTGCGAAATACAGGATTTTAGGGATTGCCCGGGAAATAAGGATAGCGTTCATATCAGAAAGAAGTTTATATTTATCATTCTTTTCCTTTATGCTCCCAGTGTATTGGCTGGTGGGAGAATGCCAAAAGGACTTCGGGATAAGATTGCCGAATCGGTAAATATCAGCGATAAAACATTTATTTCCCACAATATCGAAACTGTGGTTGTTCTCTACAATAATTATAAGGACTTTCGGAAGGATATAGAGTATATTTACACTGGAATTGTATCTCGGTTGAAAGACAATGGTATAATAGGCAAGGTATGATAAAAAGAGAAAACATAGTAATATCTAAAGTGCATCCCAATGATGGTCAAATAGATGGATTACCGAAGAATCCTCGGCTTATCAAGGGAGAAAGATTTCGTAAGCTTTGCAAATCTATAAAAGAGCTTCCCGAAATGACAGAAGCAAGGGATATTCTTGTTTACCCATATAATAGCGGATACATTGTAATTGGGGGAAATATGCGTTTGCATGCTTACAGGCATTTAGGATGGAAAGAAGTTCCATGCTGTATTTTACCGGAAGATATGCCAGTAGAAAAGCTTCGTCAAATGCTTATTCAGGACAATAATCCATTCGGAGAGACGGACTGGAATATGATTGCCAATGAATGGGACAGCAAAGAACTTGATGATTGGGGATTTGAGGTGTGGCAGGAGCCGGAACAAAAGTCTTCAGAGCGTAGTTCAGAGGAACAACAGGAAGAAGAAAGCGAAGAGGATATAGAAAAGACAGATTTCTATGATATGATGCTTGGTGACAGGATATATGACAGCAATAATGATTTTGACATTCCTAATTTAAGGGCGGACGAACAGCCAGCAAACGGCCTTGTAATTCCCTTATCTGCATGGGGCGCTGATACCAGACAAAAGAAAGGAATATCTACCTATCATTTCTATGTAGAGGATTACCGATTTGAAGCAATATGGAAAGACCCGACAACTGTTCTTAATAGCGGATGTGAGGCTGTCATAGAGCCGAACTTGTCTTTGTTCGACACAACCCCTGTTGCCTACGGATTACATCAGATATACAAAAAGAGGTGGATTTCCCGCTATTGGCAGGAATGCGGTGTGAAGGTGTGGGCTGATTTGAATGTGGCAAAGAAGTTTCAAAAGTGGAATCGTTTAGGTATTCCTGACGGGTATAACGCTTTTGCGACCCGTGGATATTCTGACAGGCAGGAGTATTTAAAGGAAGAAATACAGATTGCCCGTGAAATATCAGGAAAGGATATTCCTAATATGATAGTTTACGGTGGTGGAGATAAAATAAAAGATATATGCGTGCAAAACAGCATTATATATGTCGAACAGTTTATGGCTAACAGAGTTAAGAAAGGAGATTGAAATGGCTAAAACAAGTGGAGGGATTAGAGGAGGATCAAGTAAAAGTTTTTCGGGAGATGCTCGTACTCTATTTAGTAATATAGAAAGAGGTTACGGACGTCAAATTGATTTCTCCGGTTATCAGACCAAAAAACTTCAAAGTTTACAGAGGTTAGGAAAAAGTTATAATCCAAATGAGAGGAATGCGGCTATACAAGCATATAACTCTTATGCAAACAGGGTTACAGGTGGGGCATACCGCTCTATTGAACACAGTTCGCTTGAAGGGGCAAGGTCTGAATTAATAAAGACTGCTCAAAAAGCATCTGCATACAGAAACCTAAATGCAATAACAGAAGAATTAAGACGAAGAAGGAAAAGATAATGGCAAAGACATCAGGAGGAATTAGGGGGGGCAGTGTAAAAGCTACCCGTAGAACTGGGCCGGGATTTACCGAACCTATTCAGGGACCCACAAAAGCGAGTTCCAATGCAACAGAGATTCAATATGTATTTGTTGACAAAATAACGGGGAATGAATCTAACGGTTATATCAGTTCTGATGTTGCGAAAAAGGCGATAAAACAAGCCGAAAGGGGAGATAAGGATGCTGGTATATACGAACCTGATAACTATTATATCCAACGAATAGAAGTCATGAAAGGAACTAATCGCTCTAGTAAGTACAGAGGGTGGTGATTTATAATAATAAAGCAAGTAGAAAACGGTTTGTAAACGGTTTGAAATGGCAAATAAGAATATAGCTAAAGATGGAAAGAAAACAAGATTTACGAGCGAAAACCAGCCTCAAAACAGAGGCCGGAAGCCTAAGCTATATACTATTGCAAAAAAAGCCTATAATATATCCTATGACGAATGGAAGGAGGTTGTAGTGCATGTTATGCAATGTACCAAAAAAGAGGTTGAGGATATTATAGAGAAAGACGATACCCCCATGTGGGTCATTAATATTTGCAGAGCATTATATAAAGATTCCGGCAAGGGATCTATCGCTACGTTAAAGGAATTGACCGAAAAGCTATGGGGAAAGCCTATGCAAGAGACAAAGCCTGAAGATGCCGATGTACCTACCAATATAGACCACGGTATAAGTATTGATTCCTGGATTAAAGATAAACTGAAATGATAGAACCCCAAGCGATATATCACCCCCTTTACACTGATACGGACAAATTTATAATCCTTATCACTGGTGGGCGTGGCTCCGGCAAATCCTTCAATGCTTCCACCTTCATTGAACGTCTGACCTTTGAAATGACGGAAGCTGGAAAGATAGTGCATCAGGTTCTCTACACCCGTTACACGATGGTTTCCGCTGGTATGTCTATCATTCCCGAAATGATGGAGAAGATAGAGCTAGACGGAACAACTAAGTATTTCAAGACTACCAAGACGGATATAGTCAATAAAATGACTAATAGCCGTATCATGTTCCGAGGCATCAAGACTTCATCTGGTAATCAGACGGCAAAACTAAAATCTATTCAGGGGATTACTACTTTCGTCTGTGATGAAGCGGAAGAGTGGACGAATGAGGAAGAATTTGATAAGATAATGCTCTCCATCCGTAAAAAGGGGATTCAGAACCGGATTATCATCATAATGAACCCGTGTGATTCCAATCACTTCATCTACAAGAAATACATTGAGAAAACCCATAAGCTTGTAGAGATTGACGGAGTGCAGGTGCAAGTCTCTACTCATCCGAATGTACTTCATATTCACACCACCTATTTTGATAATTTGGACAATCTTTCACCGGAGTTTCTGAAAGAGGTTGAGGACATGAAAGTAAATGATCCGGATAAATATGCTCATGTGGTTATCGGACGATGGGCTGACGTGGCAGAAGGTGCTGTATTCAAAAAATGGGGCATTGTTGATGAGTTCCCGATTTGGTGCAAAAAGGTTGCTTTTGGGCAAGATTTCGGGTATACTCATGACCCGTCCGCCTCTATTCGCTGCGGAATTATTGATAATGCTCTGTATTTGGATGAAGTGGATTACCGGACCGGGCTTCTTTCCTCTGATATCATTAAAACGCTTCGTCCATGGGGATTGAAGGTTATAGCCGATAGTGCTGATCCACGGTTGATTCAAGAAATACACAATGGAGGGATAAAAATATATCCTGTCGAAAAGGGAGCGGGTTCTATTAACGCAGGTATAGACAAAATGAAGAGCATGGATATTTTTGTAACTAAACGTTCATACAATCTTCAGAAAGAACTACGGAAATATGTGTGGGCTAAAGATAAGGATGGGAACTATATAAATGAACCGGAAGATCATGATAACCACGCTATCGATGCAGCCCGTTATTATGTATTGGGTGAGCTTCTTGGTAAAATTCAGAAACCTAAAGATTATTCGGGGATTTTTGGACGTTAAAAATATATCAATATGACATTAGAAGAGATTTTAGCATTAGAAGATGTAGATCAGAAGATCGAATATTTGAAGAAAGGGCGTAAAACAGAGGAACCCAATACCGGTGAAAACTGGAAGGATTGGAACGCTGATTTGCATGAAATCATTGTGGATAAAGAAAAATACCCGGACATCGAAGTTGTTGAAGAGAAAGAAAGGGAAGAATGGAATGATAGTACCGGTCAAAGCACTACTATCCCAGCTAAAAAACGTACAGAGCCGTGCAACCGTATATCTATCCCGCTGGAGCAAGATATAACCAATATTCAAACAGCGTTTACAGTAGGGGTTGAGCCTAAGATGGATTGCGCTCCGTCCAATGAAGATGAAAAAGGGCTATTTTATGCTATCCAACAAGTACTGAAGAAGAATAAAATAAAATACCAGAATAAACGCATAGTTCGTTCCTGGCTTTCTGAACAGGAATGTGCCGAATACTGGTATGCAGTCAAAGATGATTCGTTCTGGACTAAGTTCTGGAATAAAATACAGAAGGTTTTCGGGGGAAGTGTAAGACCGCAAAATAAGCTTCGTAGCGTAATATGGTCGCCATTCAGAGGAGATAAACTTTATCCTTTCTTCGATGATGCCGGAGATTTGGTCGCCTTCTCACGTGAATATAAAAAGAAAGACCTGGACGATGTAGAAATAGTATGCTTTCAAACTGTTACCGCTACCCATGTTTACCAGTGGGAAAATACTAATGGGTGGGAAGCGGTAGAGGAGAAGTCTTTCAGGCATGGGTTTAAAAAGCTACCTGTTTTATATGGCTATCGCCCAGAGACTTACTGCCATAAGATAAAGACTATACGTGTACGCATAGAGAAGATATTATCAAGCTATGCCGATTGTATAGACTACCACTTCTTTCCGTATTTAATGCTCTTTGGGGACGTGTCAGGCTTTACAGGGAAGAAACGCAACAGAATCATACAATTGACCGGAGATAAGGCAAACGCTCAATATCTGACCTGGAATCAGGTTCCTGATACTGTTAAATTGGAACTCGAAGGGCTTACTAACAGGGCGTACGATCTGACGAATACTCCACGTATATCACCGCAAGAGTTGAAAGGTCTTGGAAATGCCATTTCGGGGAAAGCGTTCAGGTATATTTTTATGGGTGCGCACATGGCGGTATCTAATCATGCGGAAGTAATTGGGGAGTTCTTTCAACGGAGGGTAAACTTCTTGGTATCAGCTTTGGCGGATATTAACCCATCCGAATTTGACAAGGCGTCCCAGACTATTGATATTGATGTAGATTTGGTTCCATATATGATTGATGATATTGATGAACGGGTAACAACGGCAGTTAGTGCAATAGATGGTAAAGTATGGTCCCGGAGAGAGGGTATTTTGTTTGCCGGTAATGCCGAAAGGGTGGATGAAGTCCTGAAAGAGATTGAGGAGGAAGAACAGAAAGAATCTTCTGAATCAGTCAAAAAGGACAATTTTTAGGGTGTGTGGTCGGAAAAATTCCGAGGGTTATACAAAAATCATAGGAAAAATAGAACAAAATATTTAATAATATGAACGATTTAGTATTTAAAGGTGAGAACAACCAAGCGCTAACAAGTAGCTTGTTGGTGGCTGAAAAGTTCGGGAAAGAGCATAAACATGTTTTAGATGCTATTAGGGAACTTATACAGGGGTGTGCCGAAAATTCGGCTGACCCCATGTTTGTTGAAACTATTTATGTTAACGAACAAAATAAGCAAGAATACCCAATGTTTATAATGAATCGTGACGGTTTTACTTTGCTGGCTATGGGATTTACAGGGAAAAAGGCTATGCGCTTTAAACTTGATTATATTGCAGCTTTCAATGCGATGGAAAAAGCTCTAAAGGAAAAGCTGAAGCCATTATCCCAACTTGAAATACTGGTCCAGTCCGCACAAGCTTTGCTTGAACAAAGCAAACGGATTGAAAACGTAGAAAAGAGGCTGGACGCGATGGAGCAGGAGAGAGAAGAAAACGGGAAATTGTTGTTAGCGGTTGCTGTTTCATCTGAAAAGGTACCGGAAATTTCTCTTCGTGATAAGATCCGCCAACTGGTGAACAAATATGCTTCGGCAACCAACACTAGACAACAGGACGTTTGGCACAAGGTTTATGAGCAATTATATTACCTCTATCACATTTCTATTAGTAACTATAAGAAAAAGTTCAAGGGAGAAACAAAACTTGAAATAGCGGAAAGAAATAATATCTTGGATAAGGTTTACGCCATTATCTCAAATATGGTCCGGGAGAGAAACGTTGCATGAGTACAGACATAAAGAAAGGGCAGCCCTAAAGCTACCCTTTCCCGCTGATTGGCGTCAACTAATGTGCCAGGCCGAAGCCCCTGACTACTCTATTTCTTGTTAATAAGCTCTTGTAGCATCTTGTTCGTCTCTACAGCTAACGAAGTCATTAGAAAGCCATCCTTACACATTTCATGTACTTGACCGAATATCCGCTTTAGATTCGATTCCATGCTTTCTTTCGGGTTGTACGCAACTTCTTCCTTTCCGTAAGGTATCATCCCACCGTAGATACTTCCGTGCTTCTTGCGACCGCTAACGAGCGTTTCTTGCAATGATTGGTTGAACTCCTTGATTTGCTTTTTGACGATGCGTTCTGCGTACTTCGTACAACGCTCTGAGCGGAGCTTCTCTTCCATTTCGTTGAAGGCGTTGATGTATGCTTCCTTGAACTGGGCGGCTACCTTTCCGGTGAAGCCCATGGCGAGGAAGGTGAAGCCGTCACGGGTCATGTAGTACATGGGATATGTTTTGCTTACATTCCCATTTTTCTTTGTATAGTCAGATAAGCCAAAATTGGCTTGTCTGAAATTTATGCTACATTCTAACTGATTTATAGCCCTTAAGACTTTACCATGTTCTTTGTGGAAGTAATCCGCAACCACCAAAGAAGAGGTTACGGCTTGACCGTTTTTCGCTTCTACCAAATCAATCCTATCGGTAGACCATAATTCCAAACTTCTTGTTTCCATAATGATTTTATTTAATGTGTTGATACTATCGTGTCGCTCTTGCTTAGCACATGAAAAACCTGTCGTTATCATCACCGAACATCTTATATCCGGCAAGTAGGCATAATACAATGATTGTAATTTCTGGCATATTCGTATATTTTAATGGTTAATCTCCTACGTAATGAGCACCGTATCTTCCAGTACTAGCCGTATAGTAAGCCGATGCTGGTATGCTCTTATTATTGTACCCCTTATCCATTGTATCCTTAGCAGCGTTGCTCATGGCTTCATGTCTTTCCGCCAAGAACTGATCCGTTCTAGCCTTTACCGCTTCCGGTGAACAGTATTCTTGCAATTTCGCAAGGCTCCAAGCTGATTTCAGACATTCGGAGAACGTTCTTTCGTTGCCGGCACGTTTGTAAGAGCGCCAAGCGGATTTCATTATTTGGGATAAGTTGTAACGTTTCATAATCGTATGTATGCTATCCGTTAAACATTTAGTTTTATTATTACGATGCAAATATAACTATGATTATAATACAAACAAACCTTATAAAGTTAATAAATGCTAATTTGATATACTCGAAGTATGTTTTCAAGCAAAGAATAATAACTAATGCTATAATTTTGTATATTTGCAAGCAATAAACTATAAGTATAATTATGAAGTTACGAATATTGGATATCTGCAAGCAAGCAGGAATAACTCAAAAAGAGTTAGCGGAAAGAATAGGGTTATCGGCTGTGGGTTTATCTAAAGCAATCAATGGTAATCCTACTAAAGATACATTGGAAAAGATAGCCAGTGCCCTAAACGTGAGAATTACTGAACTATTCGAGGAACCGACCAATATAAATGGCTACATCGAATTAGATGGAACTATCCACAAGGTTTCGAGTAAGGAGGATATTAAAAAGTTAGCGGAAAAACTATAAACCAAATAAAAAGGAGGTATTTATGTTAGAAACAGAAATTGAGATTCGATCATACATTTTAAATTATCTACAAAAATGTAAAACATGTAGGATAGCCACGATAAATTGCAAGTGCAAAAGTGAAACTATGTTTTTCAATGTATTAGATGAAATGGTTGCTAATGGAGAGATCGAGAAAAACAATAGCTTCATTTGGATACTTGATCGGGAATAGGAAGTAAGGCCGGAGAAATCTGGCTTTTCTTCATTTATAATCCCTCTTTTTCAAATTACCTAGTTGCCGTATTAAATATATACGGAAATTTTCATGTATTGAAGTCAGAAAGGTATTGTAAAACTTGTATTTTATTTTTGATTTTTGTACGTTTGCGTATTGTATAACATAAAACACACATAGCATGAGATTATTCAATTTATTTAAAGGTAAACAGGATATACCTCCTAAAAGAGATATAAAGGATTTCTTTTCGATTGATATAAATAATCTTTTTCAATATAATCCAGTATACTCTCATACAGAAACAAGCTCGTATGGAAATGAAGTAAAACATTATACGCTACGCTTAAAAAAGCTAGAACTTGGAATTTTCTATGAAGCTGAAATATTAGAAGTCGCAGAAAATGAGTTAAATGTCATATTTAAAGGGAGAAGCAACCTTTTAACCAAAGAACTTGTGGAATTCATAAATTTTTGTGCTGATTGTTTGGGATTAGATAGTAGCGGATATGGTAAAGTTGAGAAAATAGATTATCAGCATGTTGATGCCCATGTATTCTCTCGTATGTGGGATAAAATATGGATTGATAATATGACAACTCCAACTATTATAATGACAATATATTCTTTAAATAAAAGCATTAACTAAATTGTAAATCATGGAAGGAATGACACTATTTGTATCTATCGTAATCATCGTATTCGGAATATTACAAATTATTCTGTTTTTCAAGTTATGGGGAATGACCAATGATGTGAAGAAGATAAAATCATCTCTTCCCATATCATTAGAAGGGATATCTCCTGCGAAAATCGAATTTGCCATAGGGAATAAAGAGAAGGCAAAAGAAATGGTAAAAAGGGAGTTCATTTCAGATGTGTATAAAATATACAGGGAAGTGTTAGCTTATGAATACTCCCAATATCAGCAAGAAAAAAGTCATTATGATAAAGGATATAAAAAATTGGAAGCAATATATAAGAACAGATTTAGTAAGCCTGAAGAATATATAGACTTTACTATGTTTGAAACATTTGACAAAGCTAACGATTTCTTTAAATAGTTATTCATCCCGCTATTTAGCGGGGCTTTTTATTTAATGCTAGAAAAATCACCTAAAACCAAAGAAAGGTAAGGAAATATTTGCATTTGTGTGCATTTGTATGTTAATTTGCCTCCGTACAACCATAATACACACAAAATATGAAGAAGTTTTTATTATTACTTTTAGTAAACCTGGCTACGTCTGTATACTCTCAAGATACATTCTTAAACTTTAAAATATTTAATGATAGAATTATATGGCAGAAGGTATATGAAACCTCTTTTTCAACTCAAGAAGTAATTGATTACTTTAAAATATTTGGGAATATAAGCATAGCCGAACAAACTGAATCTAGGATAATCGGAAGCTCTTCTGGTAACAAAATTGATTTCAACAAATATAAAGGTAGCAAAATTGGAAATACAATATTTGATGATGACTTAGCATATAAAGTCATCATAGATTTAAAAGATAAAAAATACAGAGTTACAATCTTGGATATACAATTTACAAAAGGAGATGGAATAATGATCGATGGGTGGGGAAATACAGGAAATCGTTCATCAATTATAGATAATAAATACATAAAAGATAATAAATTTAAGAACTCTTTTTCTAGGGAAGGATCAGAGTCTTTAGATAAGTTTCTTATAGATAAGTTTCTTATAGATAAGTTTAGTGTGAAAAAACTTTTGGATATCTTTTGATACTCATTATAACACAATAGAATCATGAAAAATATCCTATATCCGATCATAATAATATTGGCTCTATCTGGATGCACTAGAGACATGTATACCGAATCTGTATATGTCGTTGACTACAGAGAATACACCAAAGATGGTTTCACCATTAGCCCTACAGTGACAGGATTCAATTACCAGCCAATATCTAATATAGAAGTGGTATTTACTGTTGGCAAGTTGAGAAAAGGCGAAACAGCCGAAAATCTACGGCTAATTGTCCCATACGAAGGATATACAGGAAAAACGAATAATGAGTATGCTCCATCTAGCAAAAGGATGATGGATAAAATAGTATCCGAAGCAAAGAAAATGGGAGCGAATGGATTGATTGATTTTAAAACGACTTATAACGCAAGGAACAGGGCGTGGGTTGCTTCTGGAATAGCCGTTATTATAAAATAGGATTTCATTCCCGCCCTTCGCAAGAGGGCAAAAGAAAAGCGGAGGTTACTCCGCTTTATCTTTAATACAAAGCTGTATAAGATCGAAATACATAAGCCTTGTTTTTAACTTCTCTCCTTCTGGAATTCCTGTATTTTTACCCTCTTGTTCTTCTGTAGAAAATAGAAATTTAAAATCATTTCGATAATAATAACTTAAAGGCGTTTCTTCGTTGTAAGCGTCTACTACTATAAACCTGCATCCTGTTTTATTTAATGGATCAACAAACCAAACTTTGATAAAATCCATCAATTCGGTACCAATATGCATGCTTTGAAAGTCGGAATTAACTCCAAGTCTTCCTATAAGAACTGCCGGATATCTTCTCATTTGTTTTTCTCTAGGAATATGCTTGCTTACTACTCCTTTTCTTGCATTTGGCAGCATATTTACTTTTATACTATCATTTGATAAAGTGAAGGCACAAACTATAATACTAGGATCGGAATCAAGTCTAAAACAATAACTTTTTCCTAATAATTGCTTGGAATACAAACAACATTCTTTGGAAAAGAATTCGTCTAAATCGTTATTGCCACATGTAAAAGGAATACATTCCTTTAGCGTAGTTTCATTTAATACTTGAAAGGTACATTTATCAAGAAGAAAACCCACAAACTATAGATTTAATGTCAATTTATAACATTTTGGCTTTTCCCAGTATAGAACGGGCAGTTTTTGCCTGTCTACTATAATCAATAGTAGCACGCTTACTTTCAGCTTTGCTTGCAGCTCTAACAAAGCTTTTAGCATCATTTCCTTTTAAAGTTGGGATACTTTTAATTGCTATTGCCATAATCTTTATTAATAGGTTTGTTATCATCAACAGTATTACTACTATCTTTGTTCGTAACGTATCATAGTTGCGTTACTTTGATGGTACAAAGGTAGTAACTTTATCAACAACAACAACATCAACAGTGTTAAAACAACATCAAACAACATTCAACACCTCACTTTTTAGCAATATTTATAAGATTAACAGTTTCAGCACCGTCTTTTCTCTCACCAATAACACTAACTTCATTACCTTGTATTCTCTGTCTATTAGAACGGTGAATAACACAAAGAAGAGCATTTATTATGCCTTAAAACAACTAATTTCCCACAATTGGGCAATTGTGGTTTATCCCTCATGTAATTATTTTATAGCTTTCTTCTTTGAGTGTAACTTTATGCTGTTGAAAATCAAAACTAATTCATACAGTATGAAAGAAAAAATCTTAGTAGCACTAAAAACGAAGTATAAAACCTTTGGGTTTGGTGATAAAGCGTTTGACGGGGTGGCTGACTACTTGTCTAAAACCGTAACTGAAGAAAGTCAAATAGAAACTGCTATTAGTGGGGTCGAAGGACTTCTGAAGGCTTTTCAAGGAGACATTGATACTGTTAGAAACGAAAAATCGGGTCTACAGAAACAATTGGACGAATTGAAAAATAAAATCGAGAATCCCAATCCTAACCCAAATCCGAAGCCGGAAGAAAAGAAAGATGATATAGCGACCATCATTGCGAACGCAGTGAATGCAGCCGTTAAACCTCTTTCTGACAAGCTTACTCAATTTGAAACAGAGAAGGCGCAGGCCACTCGCCAAGAGCAAATCATGGGAAAAGCAAAGGAATATGGTATTCCCGAAAACCTTGTTCCTATGTTGAGCATTCCCGAAGATGCAAACTTGGATAACTATTTCAAGGATGCAAAGCAGACGTTTGCCAACGCAGGATTTCAAGATGTGAGAACTCCCGAATCGGGAAGCAATGAGCAGAACAATTCAAATGACATTGCCACCCTGATAAACAAGGGAACTGAAGAAATTAAAAACTCTAAACAGGATTAATTATGCCAGCAGGTTTTAAGTATGATTTAAATCCGATTGAGAAACAAATGCCGGAAATGTGCCGTTTTGAAACGGTTTATAGATATTCCGGTGGCTTCAATCTGGATATTTCGAATTTGACAGGGGTTGCGCAGATCCCGCCTCTTACCCCTTTGGTTCTTGATTTTGTGAAACGAACGGCAAAAGCTGTTTTGAACGTTGAAGTAGCCGAAAAGATCACTGCCGGTTCTACTTCGTTGAAGATCAAGAAAAATTCTCTTGCGTACGTCGGTATGCATATTGGTAACGGTACAAATGGCGGTACAATTGAAGCTATCGACAAAAGTAATGCGGAATATGATACCGTTACTCTGGCCGCTTCGCCAACGCTTGCCGCAGAAAAGGATGCGGTATTGTTTGAAGCTACTGCCGCAGCCGGTAAAACGGCAAAAGCAACAGCAACGGCTTTAAATTATGAATGGACTAAAGTAGAAGCGGGTGCAACTGTTACCGCTATAGGCCAAGCGTACGAGATCAGACCGACAAGACTCATTGTTCCTATCTCCGATAAGGATAAGGAGACTTTGGGTGACAGATTCATGTTCACTTATTAAAGAAAGGAGGAACTATGTATTTGACTATTCAAACATTACTGAATGATCCGGGAGTGGTGAAAGCGGTTATCGACCGTGTGCAGGCTCTAAGGCTGGATCAAATCTTTTGGAAAAAGCACCTCGATTTTGAGGAAACGAAATCCCGTGTGTTTAAAACATATTTGGGGACAGTAACGGGTGTTGTTGCCGGTTCTGTAATTGACCGTAACTCTAACAAGCCGTTAAGAGAACGTAAATCTCTGGGTTCCGGATATGGCGAAGTTGCCTATATGGGGGATAGATACCAGATGGACAACGATAGACTTGATATGCTTCAAGAACTAATCAATAAGTTCAATCAGGCGAAGACACCAGATCAACGGGCCGCACTGGACGACATTATCAACTACATTGTAGATGATATGCGTCAGGTATTGCTTGCTCCACACAAACGTATGGATATTGTGGACGGTGATCTTCGTTCTGATGGTAAAGCATCCGTAAAAGTAGATGACAATCCGCAAGGAATCGAATTGCTTGAAATGGAGTTGCCGGTTCATCGTATCACTCCGCAAGTTGCAGACAAACTGAACTTTGTTCGTTATCTTATGGAGAAAACCGTTGAATTACGTACTAAGTTCGGCATGTTCGTTTCTATGGAAATGTCTCGAAGGACTTTTATCAATAGCATTATTGGATCAAAAGACTTCGGGGAATTCTACAAACAAAGCTTTGATTCTAAAGAAGTCCAACTGTCTGCCGGGCTTATGTCCAGTGAGATGGCGACCACTATCTTTAGAGGATTGGGCTTGCCGCCTATCGTAATCAACGAAGATTTGGTGGAATTGTCAGACGGCACTTTCAAACAGGTGTTCAAAGACAACCGTATTTCTTTGTTTACCACTCCTAAGCAGGGAAAGATGCGCTGGCATACTCCGTATGAAATTACCGATCCAGTTCCGGGAAAGACTTACACCCGTTCAGAAGGTGGTATGTATATTTCCAACATACGTACGGATGAAGGCCGCTTCATGGAATATGGAGCTGAATGGATTCCAGAATTTACATCTCCAAACAAGATTGTAATTTTTGACCTGGACACGATGAATGCGTAAGTATGATAATTAGTGACTACATAAAGCAAAAGTTTCAGTCCTTCGGCATATCATTGTCGGAGGCTGACTTGGTAGAGATTAATCTTTCTTCCGGGGTTGACCCTGACGGGGAAATGACTGAAGATAATTTGCAGTCCATCTCTGTTGCTATAGCAAGATTTATTCCCTCCTTATTGCTTAGAGCTACTTCTAAATCGGTATCAGAAAACGGTCATTCAAAGTCTCTTTCTTGGGATATTTCCGGGATAAAGTCATACTATTCTTTTTTATGCAATAAGTATGGACTGAAGGACGAACTGAATACAGATAAACCTAAAGTAACATTTTGGTGATATGCTAGAAACTGCCCCACATAAATTACAAATACAGGTTATTACTCTGGAAGAGAACGACGAGTATAACCGACCAATACCGGGAACCGGTGGAGAGTCTTGGCAAGATGTAACAGATTGCTTCTGCCATGACAACTCCCAACAAAAAGAAGTCTCTGTCAATGGTGAACGCTGGGTGTATAATTACCATGTGGTTTATGAGGGTAAAAAGATTGTTTTAGGATCTCATATCAGGTGTCTGGATGCTGAAGGAAATACTGTAGGAGAGGGAGATGTGAAGAAGAATGCCGAATGCTATTCGGAGGAGTTTAAGGGTAGATGTGATATTTGGGTATGATTGTAACGACTGACATATATAAGATTTTGTGTGATAAGCTAAAAGACTTCTTGATAAAAGACGTTTACGACAGTTGGAATGCCATTAAGAAAGGTGTAAAAAACGAATTAATAGTGATTGTTGTAAGAGACGCTTTGGAGCCGGAAACTTATTGGGAGGTATGTTATCCTCATATCAACATCTGCGTTCCATATTTGACCAGTGGTAAGACTAATACGGTACGATTAAACGAGTTGGAAAGAACTGCAAAACTGTTTTTAATAGGAGAAAGTGGAGTGTTTGATAGTACTCAATATCATTGGGAAATAGACCGGATAGGGATAGAAGAAGATCTAAAGCTTGCATGTAGTTATGTAAATGTGGTTTTAAAGTTTAAAGTTTTAAATGTAAAAATATAAAAGATATGGCGGAAAGTATACAAATATCAGCGGTTGATATAAAAAGATTATGGTATGCCGATGAAGATGCAGTATCAGCTGATTTGACAGGTACAGCGTTATATGCCCTAGTAAAAACGAACGGATCTGCTACCGAGATTAAAAATGTGCATCAAGACACGTGGACCATTGAAGAAGGAGATCCTACGCAAGAACCTTACAAAAATCAGCTGACAGGTTCAACTTACCGTATGGGAGCTAAAACAATGGGAGATGTGACCTTTAACTTCACGATTGGTCGCTATGATTATGCAACAAAAAAAGAACTTATGGGCGGTGAAATTATTAATACCGATAAAGGTTGGAAGCGTGCCCGTGGTATTGTGGAGGTGAAAAAATGTTTGATTGCATTAACGCAAGACGATCAGTATTGCGTTCTTCCTTATGCAAATGTAGTAGCTCGTGAAGCCAATACTGATGGTGCAGTTGGTATTGCAGTCGTAGCTACGATGCTAGAGCCTTTAAATGAGGCTGTTATGCCGGAATACTGGTTTGATGCGAGTGAAGTAAAAGAAGGGGTATGAAGATCTGAAAATGTAGCACTTGCTTCTTCTGAAACAGCTACGAATTCAAATAGTTATTCAGCTAGATCAAGGCGGGTGAACGCTGGGAGTACTGTAAACTATGGCTCTTCAGGAGAAGATGGGACGCAACCGTCAGAGGCATTATCTATATTGTAAAGTGGTGAGGGGTGAGGATTTGTCGTTCTTGCCCCTTTTTAATAAGATAGTTATGAATAAAGGAGCAAAAGTTATATCACAATCAATTATTGGAAATGATTTTAGGACAATTATTGTGAATAAGAAAGGATATACAATATATCCTCCAACTATACACAGTTTGTCAAATGCTATATCATACTTATGTGATGTGCGAGAGGGAGAAACATTAAGAGAGATTCTGCTTTCTCTAGCAGATTTAAAATACTATGCTCACGCTCTTTCATGGTTTATTAACGGTGATGATAGTCTTTTTGAGGAACTTTCTAAAGGTACTTATGAAGAGTGCGTAAATGGCGTGGAAGAAGCAATCTCAATGATTGATGTATCGGTTTTTCAGAAAGCTGTCGGCTTAGCGAAGAACGTAAGTCTGCTGGCAGCGACACCGAAATAGCCGGTAATGAAACGTTATTAGGACAAATTGCGTCGTTCATGGAAAATTTGCATTTGTCTTATAAAGAAGTTGTGTATGAAATACCATATAGAAATCTGGTTTTAATGCAACGTGATAAGATACATCAAATATTTGGAGATAAAATAAAGAAAGTGAAAGGTAAAGATATGGCATCACGGAGGCGTCAAAATAAGTAAGTATGGAATTCATAGGGGATGATAGCGGATTGAGCGAACTTCAAAAACAAATAGAGGACGCTTTCTTTTCTAAGTTAGTAGAAATAGGGAAAGACGCCATACGTTACGCCCAGAAAAACGGAGAATACCAAAATCATACATTTAATCTACGGAATGCTCCTGGTTTCTGTGTGGTAAGAGATGGGCGTATAGTAGCTATTGAAGTGGGGGATGATGGGGGGCATCCCGAAGCTGTGAGAAATACGGAAAATATGTTGATATACTCGGAAAAGCCGCAAGACGGATTATATTTAGCTGACGGAATGCCTTATGCCTCTTTTGTAGAATCAAAGGGATATGATGTGTTGACGGCAGCAAGAAAATACGCAATAAGGCAAGTCCAAAAGAAAATATATAAATAAATATGGCAGGGATATTTGCAAATGTAGACAGTGACATTCAGAAGCTCCAAAAATTGAAGCAAGAAATCGAGAATGTAAAGAAGTCATTGAAAAGTATCAATGTAAAAGTAGATATTGATATAGCACAAGGTTTGGAGGCACAATTAAAGAGTCTCACAACTCAATATGATGCCTTAGCCGCTAAGGTGGGAGAGACGGAGGCTAGGATAACAGCGTCTGCAAATAAAATTATTGATGCTTCGAATAAAATTATTCAGGCACAGGACAAAATGTCGCAGGCAGCAAAGGGTATTAATACTTCTTCTAGTACCAATACCAATTCTTCTACTAATGCATCGGAAACAACTTCTATTCAGGCGCAGGCTAAGGCGTATGAAGAACTGAAAGCTGAAATCGGTGATGTTCTCGGTACGAGAGGGCAAAACATAAAGAGGTTAATAGAAGAGCAAAATGCGGTCCGGCTACTTAACGCAGAAATAAAAAAGATCACTAAATCACAGGGGGAATCTTCTAGCCTTTCATCTGCTCAACAAAGGAGACTGGAACAATTAAATAACTCTTTGCTTACTCATAAAACAGCACTTGCTGAAGTAAGACAGAGTTTGAGTGCTAACGCTAAGTTAGACAATGCTGCCGCCACTTCTATGGATGCTCTTTCTCAATCTTTAGGTAGGATGAGAGCTGCTTATAGAGCATTGACAGAAAGTGAGCGAACATCTCCATTCGGGAAAGAACTATTAGTCTCTATTCAACAGGCAGATGCAAAAATAAAAGAGCTAGATGCAACGATTGGGAATCATCAAAGGAATGTCGGTAATTATGCAAGCGGCTGGAATGGACTAAGCATGTCTATTCAACAAATAGGTCGTGAGCTCCCTTCTTTGGCTGCTGGGTGGAGAACTTTCTTTTTGGCTATCTCTAATAACTTGCCAATTCTTGCCGATGAAATAAAGAGGGCTAGGATTCAGTTTGAAGCTTTGAAAAAGAGCGGGCAAACTGCTATACCTGTTTGGAAACAGGTTGTTTCTTCCATAGTTAGTTGGCAGACGGCTTTAACTGTGGGGATCACTCTTTTAACGTTGTATGGAGATAAGCTTGTAAAATGGATTAGTGGTTTAGGGAAAGCCGAAAAAGCTATCAAGAATTTATATACAGCTCAACGAGATTTATATAATGTAACATCTACAGGAATGGAACAAAGTTCAAAAGAAATTACCAAACTTAACAGTCTATATAAGATTGCAACAGATGTAACTAAATCTACAAAAGAAAGAAATAATGCAGTAAAAGAGCTGAAAAGATCGTTCCCTTCTCATCTTAAAAACTTATCAGATGAATCTATAAAAAATGGTGAGGTCGCAAAGTCTATTAAAGAGCAAACAAGGCAAATTATAGCAAATGCTAAAGCGACAGCAGCGGCCGATCAAATCGCAAAGAATTGGTATAAATCATTTCAAGCTGGAGTATCTAAAAATATTGCATATATCACAAAACAGAGATTAGAGCAAGAATTAGTTGCAAAAGAAGCAACGGTTCAACAGCTTTCTCAAATGAGAGCCAGACCAGAAAGTTATGCCGGATTAGCTAAAGAAATTGAGGGAATAAAAGACCGAATAAAAGAAACTGATAGAGAAATAGCAATACAAGAAAATCTACAAGATTCTTATCAAAAATCGTCTCAATCTCTTGAGAAGTTGGTAACAGTTGCTGGTCTAGGTGGAAAGTATGAAAATCCAGATAAAAATTACAATTCTATTTTAGACCAACAAAAGAAGATAGCCAATCTTTTGGATAAACAGGCTCTTGAAAGAAAGCGACGGGAAGAAGATTTGGAGAATCAGGTTGTACAGTCCCGTATTGATGCTATGGCAGAAGGGGAAGCTAAAATCCGTGCTCAACGTGAATTGGATAACAAAAAGGAAATACAAGACTTAAAACGCCAGAGAGAAGATTACATTCGGACAGAGATTGAGTATCAAAGGAAACTTTTTGATGCAAGGGAAGAATTGAATGTAAAGAAAAATAAGAACTATAAAAAGAAAACATTCGATCCTTCTTCTGTTAAAGTAGATACCTCTTCTATTGATGCTACTATTGGATATGTGAGTAAACGCCAAATTAACGACCAAATACGTAACCAAGAAGAGGCGTGGAATGAATATATCATAAAATATGGTACATTCCAACAGAAAAAAGAGGCCATCACTCGGAAATATGCAGATGCTATTAATAAAGCCGCCAATGCCGGAGAAGCAGCATCCTTACAAAAGGAGTTTGAGGAAGCTTTAGCTAACTTGGATTTGAGTAAGCTTAAAGAGGAAATAAATTGGGAAATGATTTTCGGTGATTTGAGCAAAGTTACTAAAGATCAACTAACCAAAATAAAGAAGCAGTTGCAGGAGTTTAAGAAGTCTTCTGAATTCAAAAATGCTACTCCGGAACAAATACAAGTTATTGAAACCGCAATAAATTCCATCAATGATACCCTTGTCGATAAAGGTGGTTTCTTTGGAGGTATGGCTGATTCTATGAAAGAGTTAGCGGATGCTACAGAACAACTGAAAAAAGCAGAAGAGGAACTGGTTGAAGCTAATAAGAAAGGAACGGATGCCGAAAAAGAAGAAGCACAAAAGAAAGTAAATAAAGCTCAAAATACACAAGTCAATGCACAGACCAATGTTGAAAAATCCAGGGATAAGGCAATTAGTAATATAACGGCTGTTGCTGATGCTATGCAGCAACTGGGAAGTGCGGAATTTAACTTAAGTAGCTTTGGTAGTGCTGTTGGAGGATTGGTAGATGCGTTAAGTGAATCCGGTAGCAAAATAGGAGGAATTATTGCAGCTGTCCTCTCTCTTCTTGATGAATTTGGGAAAGATGGAGGAGTCGAATTTGGCAAAAATATTGTGAACAATGTTATTAGTGCCATTGGTGGAACTATTGAGGTTCCGTTCAAGATGTTAGGAATTGATTTGGGGCTCGGAGGTGCAAACTATTCTGATTACAACGAAATGGTAGCCAAGTATGACGTATTACTTGATGTTTGGGATTAACTCTTAGATAAGAAAAAAGCTTATATAAATGAATCATACGGAGCGGAAGCAACCAAAGCGGGCAAGGAAGCTTTAGACCTATTGAAAGCCGAAAGAGATATAACTAGGGAGCTTGCTAGTGAACGCTTAGACGCTGGAGCAAGTGCAGGCAGTCACTCTATGGCGTATAGAATGTGGCAAGGCTCCTATAAATATGAAGGTCAGAACTGGAAAGATGTAGCTGGAGAAATATCTAGTGCTCTTGGAGGTGTCGAATTCAGCAATATGTGGAACCTGCTTTATATGTCAGCCGATCAACTGGAGTGGATAAAGACAAATTATTCCGGTCTGTGGTCACAAATGGACACGGATTTTAGAGGTTATTTGGATGATATTATTCAATACGGAGAGACGGAGGCGGAAATCATAGAATCAGTAAAGGAGCAGATTACAGGAATATCCTTTGATAGTTTCCGAGATAGTTACGTAAGCCTGTTATCTGATCTTGATAGCACCAATAAAGATTTTGCCGATAGTTTTGAAGAGTATTTAAGAAAATCCATACTTCAGTCTGTTATATCCAAGAACTACGATACTAAAATACAGGAACTTTATGATAGTTGGTCTAAAGCTGGAGAAGATGGATTATTCAGTGAATCAGAAGTAGACAGGTTGCGTTCTATGCAACAAAGTATAACAGATGCGATGTTGGCGGAACGTGATCGACTGGAGGAAGTTTTTGGATGGTCTTCATCTTCATCCCAAGAAGCCTCAAAGAAAGGCTTTGCCACTGCGTCACAGGATTCAATCGACGAGCTTAACGGACGTTTCACCGCTTTGCAAATTGCCGGAGAGGAAATCAAGAATCAGAATCAGCTACAAACAATGTCTATTCTTGAATTGAGAGCGGATATGCTGCCTATTATTGCCAATACCACAGGGATAAAGGACATTGCTAGTGAGACACGGGATTTGTTAAGGCTGTCTTATGAGGAGTTGACTGGTATTCATGATGATACAACAAGCATGAACAAGTCATTGAAGAATATTGAGACGGATATTGCTGAAGTTAAACGAAATACATCAAAATTATAATATATGGCCGACTTATTAATTAACAATAAAGACGCTTTCGCAACGTGGGGCGTGAGAATGGGAGATGGGTTCATTGAAGCTATCTACGCTCCGCTTCCAATGAAAGAAGTTATAGAGAATAAATCCCGTTTACAGGACGGGAAGAAAATAATTATAGCCAATCGGAAGATTGACGAACGGGATATAACACTAACCTTTACCCTACAAGGAAGTTCTCCGTCTGACTACATCACCAAGTATAAGGCATTTCTGAATGAGATTACAAAAGGGGAATTTACTGTCAAGGTTCCCGCCTTAGGAGAGGAGGTTTATCATCTATATTACACCCGTTCACAGCCTTTCGGTTTCAATACGGCAAGGACGTTTTCAAAGATTTCGGTAAAGCTTAACGAGCCAAATCCGGGTAATAGAGAGTAAAATTACCACAATAGGCAAATTGTGGTTCATAGGATTGCCGGATTTTATGTTTTGACGTTTCTATCTGCGAACTTTGTGATATGGCAGAATTAGTAGACATCAAAGACATATCCGGCAACATTCGCTTTTCGACTACTATCAATGAGGGTTCGAAAAGACACTTCCTTTTGATGCAGGAAGATTATATCACTTTGCTATTTAGCCTTTCCAATCCGGTGTATTTCAAACTAGGCGACTACGTAGACAATGAGTTGGGAATATTTGAGCTTGTAGACCTTTATAAGCCTACCTACAATACAACGACAGGTGCATACGACTACGAACTCCGCCTTGATGCTTATTACTGGAAATGGAAGAACAAGAAGTTTTTCTATACACCGGAAACCACCGGACGCGAAGCCGCATGGAATCTCACCGCTACCCTTGACACGCATTTAAATGTTTTTCTAGATAACCTGAATGCACTCGGATATAAGTTCAGAGAGGAAGAGTTTACATACGAGATTGACAGCACAGTAGAAAACACTTCCAAGCTCATTTCCTACGATAACGTGAATCTGATCGACGCTCTCACACAGATGGCGGAGACTTGGGAGTGTGAATGGTGGATAACAGAGCACGTTATTCATTTCGGACGTTGTGAATACAGCTCACCCGTTGATTTCAAAGCCGGTGATTTGACAGACACAGAAAACGTGAATGTCAACAGCATGACACGCAGCGACAGCCAGACCACTTATGCGACCCGTATCTACGCTTTTGGTTCTACCCGTAACATTCCTTCCAGTTACCGGAAAGAATTGATATTCGACGTAAAAGAGGTTAATGGACGTAATATATCCGATACGTCAAGACCGCTCAAAATAAACTACTTTCCGTCACGAGTTACATATAAGGAAGACTATACCGCTAATAGCAACGAAGGCAGCGGACCCTTTACTCCCTCTTATACAGAATGGACACTTAATAAAGCTTTAACTTCATCAGCCAAAGGTGGTTCTTATAAAGTTGTTTCGGAAGGAATTTCAATCAATATATCAACAGCCGTCCCACAAATAGGGAACCGTGCTTTTCTCCCGGCAGGAGATTATATATTGAAAGCGTCATATATCTATAATATTTCCGGGGAATCAAAAGAGGTAATTATTGGCAATCAGACGGTTTCATTAGCCCAAAATCAACAATATGAGATTGCGGCTAAAATACAGGTTCCCGACACGTTGGTTATCGACAAGAACAGTTCTGATTTAAAAGTAAGGGTATACGTTCACGTACCAGCTCCAGCTTCTTCCGAACTGTTATCGACTTTTCAGGCGTATGTAACATACGATATTAACCTGTATGGCGGTTCTTCTGCAACGACTTCCGTAACATTCCTTTCCGGTGCAAATGCCGGACGGGCTTTTGATGCTGTTTACAATCCCGACCTTTTAACCGGTGACGCAGCAAACGTTATCCAGTTACCAGAAGGTGTAACCGTTTCTCTAGGTAACCGGTACACCATTAACAACATCATAAGCGGTAAAGTCCCCGATAACTACTTCAGTAAGGATGACAAGGAAATGACCCTTAACGGAGTTGTTCAGAAATGCCTTATGCTTCCGGAGGGTATTTCTTATGTAGATGCTTATAAATACAGCCCGACCGGTGAACGTATCAACATCGGAGATGAAAACTACGATGATCCGGATAACGTGGAAATGCCGGAAGAGGAGGCAATCGAAGAGATTGTTATATTTGAGGATGAATATCCCAAGTATATTGGTAGTACTACGGTAGTTCCTGATCCTACTTGGGAAGATGAAAAGGTTGATGACAAGCCAACCGGCAATAAATATCCTATCTATACCTTCAAAGATACGGGACTGAAGAACTTTACAAAAGACTTCCTTCTGGAAGAGTTACACCTGATTTTCCAAACCGGAAAACTTGCCGGACTGGATTTTGCTCTTACTCTCAAAGAGAGCGACAATACCGGTACAACCTTTGAAATAGTCCGTAATGAGGATTACGGGCGTGCACTTCCTGACGATGTACTATTTCCGCAAGCCGCCCACAAAGAAGAAGATAAGGATGTTCCCGCAGACACATATATCCTTTACGGCTTTGATACCGCATACATCTCCGAACAGATGTTGCCGGACGCACAACAAGCACTTCTGGAAAAGGCTAAAGATTATGTAAAAAAGTCCATGATTGACCCGTCCACCTACGATTGTGAGATGGATGCTGATTTCATCTACAATAAGGGTAATATTCGTACATACGAAGTCGGGGCTAAAGTCAACCTGATAAATAAGGCATTTTTCCCGGAAGGCAGACAATCAAGAATAATCGGTTTCGAGTGGCCGCTGGATATTCCTTACGATCACCCGATTTATACAGTCGGTGAGACGGCTTCATATTCCCGTATCGGTGAGATAGAGAGCAAGCTTGATTCCCTCACTTACAAGGGACAAACCTATTCCGGCTCTGCTGTTGGAGGTGGTGGAATCAGTGTGTATGTTATCGGGGTTAATGACAAGACGATCCCGTCTGACAGAAACGTATTCTCTGCAAAAAGAGTGCTTCAGGAGATTATAGCTTATGCTATAAGTAAGACGAAAGATGACACAGCCCTAGGGCTTATTTCATTCCTGAACGGCATTAACGTTACCAAAGGTGTTGTAACGGACACGATAACTGCAACAGAATTGAGCAGCAATATTGTAAAGGTGCTTGATAAGCTTACAGCCAATAATGCCGCCTTCTCCGGCAATATATCTTCTGTTGATTATGCTGAAAAGTTACTTGGCTGGCTGATAACCCCAGCCGGTGATATAGATGCGAAATCGTTGCGCCTACGTGATTTCCTTGAAGTGCCGGAATTGCGATATAACCGGGTATCAGTTATCACGGGTGAGGAATGGAACGCACCCGGAGGCGGTATAATCGAATCTGTGGACGAAGAGAACAGCATCGTTTACCTGAAGCTTGAACCGGGCGAGGTTGCAGCTGTTGAAGTGGATGATATTTGCAAGGCTAACTTTAACAATGACACAGGCTTTCAGACAACCTATTTCCGGATCACCGAAAAGCTGGATAATGGTTCTTTTAAATATGTTCTCCGTAGCGGATATACTTACCATCCTCAAAAGGCTATGCACTTTGTTTGCTACGGCAACTTCACCAATGCAGAACGCCAGAAGTCCAGCTATTCCACGCAGAATTATATCCGTTTCCTTAAAGGTGTAAACAACTGGGAGATCACAAAGGATATGATTGCCATGCAGTTGGGAGACCTGTCTAACCTGAAACTGTTTGGAATGGATATGACCGGACATAGTGCATATCTTAACAGAATCTACATGACCGGTACGATCAAACAGATTTCAAACGATGGTGTGACGGAAGTACCGGTTCCGGCTTTCAAAGGTGAATGGAAATCCGGAACGTATTGGTATTATGACGAAGTAACCCACAACGGAAGCACATGGATTTGCATTGAATCTACGACTACGCAGGAGCCGTCAGATTCTTCTACTGACTGGTTGAAGGTTATTTCTAAAGGGGAAGATGGGCAAGATGGACAGGATGGAAAAGACGGTAAAGGCGTACAGAGCGTTGATGTCCTTTATTACCTATCCAGTTCTTCAACCTCCCTTTCCGGTGGTTCATGGTCTACAAACTCACCAACTTGGGTAGATGGGAAATACATTTGGAGCAAAACCAAAGTGGTATATACAGACGGTTCATCTATTGAAACCAATCCCGCTTGTATCACCGGAGGTAAGGGTAGTACAGGGGATGATGGTAGGGGAATATCAAGCATTGTCGAAGAGTATTATCTGTCTACTTCTTCTAATTCTTTGGTTGGTGGTTCATGGAGCACAACGCCTCCGACATGGGAAAATGGGAAATATATTTGGACTAGATCAGTAATAACATATACAGACAGCACATCAACAACCACTAACCCTATCTGCTCTACCGGTTCCACGGGTGAAACTGGGATCGGAGTCAAGAGTGTTGCCGAACAATATTACCTGTCTACATCATACAGCACGCCTACCGGTGGATCGTGGCAGACTTCTGTTCCGGCATGGCAGGATGGCAAATACATCTGGACACGTGTAGTTATCACCTACACTAACAATACATATACAGAGACAGATCCGGTATGTGTAACAGGTGGAAAGGGACCAAGCGGAAACGATGGCGTAGGGATAAGTGCCGTTGATGTTTTGTTTTACCTTTCAATCTCTTCTTCATCATTGGAAGGCGGAGCATGGTCTACCACGTCTCCAACATGGGAGGATAGTAAGTACCTATGGACTAAAACAAAGGTAACTTATACGAATGGTTCGACATGGGAAAGCGATCCGGTTTGCATCACTGGAAGCCAAGGAAAAACTGGGTTACCCGGTGCAATGCTCCGTCCCCGTGGAGTATGGAAAGCCAATACCGAGTATTACCGCAATGAGACCTTCATAGATACAGTAATCTATAACGGTCAGAACAAACTTTGTAAGATTACGCATACGTCTACAACTTCTTTTGACTCAACGAAGTGGGAAGAGTTCAGCGAGTTCGAGAACGTGGCAACAAACGTCCTTCTTGCGCAAAATGCGACGATTGATGTATTAGGAACTTCTGGGATATTCGTGGGGAACCTTGAGAAAACAGAAGGCTGGATGATAACCGAAGGGGCTTTTAAGCATAATGTTACAGGTGTCGAGCTAACATCTGACGGTAAAATATCTCTTCCAGAAACCGGTGGAATGACCGTAGGCGGAGAGACATTTATCGAGGCTGGCAAGATAAAGACTAAGTTTATTGATGTTGAAACTCTTGAAGTAACACATCTTAAAGGTGCAACAGGTTCTTTTAAAAAACTTGTAGGAGTTGAGATTGAAAACGGGAAAGAGACAGAAAAGTGTGCAATAGGCTTTGATGTAAGTCAGGAGAAAATGTACCTTGAGGGAGATATACAACATCAAGGTACTTATGAGGGAGAGGGCGGAACGAAGAGAAGTTATCGTTTTCTGACTGCTGATTTATGGTGCCGTGGCGAATTCGGGCATTACAAGATGACTAAAATAACAGTTTCTGCTAACTACAGTGCTAATTTTTATGTGCATGTATATGGATATGGTACTGATACTTCAGAGCATAAATATCCTGAATCAGGTCGACCAATTGACTGTGTTGTTATGGAAGGTAGCGGGAATAGCGTACTACGAATATGCGAATCCGCAATGTATAAAGAAATTACAGTTGTAAATAACTCAAGTTATCCCAAAAGGGTAATATACAACCATCCTAATTCTCAAACTTATAGTATTGAAGCTTGGGGATTTAAAACTTTTATCACAGCAGAAATTCAAACAAGTGTTGCTCCATATATTGTGAATAATTTATTTCTTCCAAAATAATTATGAAAATAGACTTTCGAAAAATAGAATTAACCGATCTCGAAGGGAACAAGAGTACCGTCGATGTATCTAAAGCATTCGGAAATGCGATTTATCAAAATACAGGTGATCTTGGAGAATTTAATCTTGCTCAAGATATATACCGGAAAGGAGAAGTTGATATATCCCCTGAACAAGCTAAATCTCTAAAAAAGTATGCGCAGTTATTTACTCGTGTCATTGACCGAATAGCTGTCAGCAATGCTCTATCACAAGAAGAATAAATAAGTTGAAAACAATGGTAGCAAAAGGAACGATCATAAAATTAGCAGTATCTATTGAACTACCTTCGGGCTTGACAATGGATGACATAGATTTCGAATGCAAGTTCTCTGTAACTCTCAATTCCCAGACGATCAAGAAGTCGGAAATGGTACGTAATGATAAGAACAGCTATACTTGTTTCCTTGATACCAACATCATAGGGAGGGGAGAAATTTGGATAGAAACCACGGCTTATCTTCCTGACACTGATTATGAAGGAGGAATAAGACCGGAGGTAGACAAGTCGGCAACCGGAATAAGAATTGTATAATATGGGATGCATACGGGTTAACATAGAAGCCTCGAAAGGAATAAAGGTGGGCACATCTCCTTTGTTTGGGATAAATGTCTCTGTAAATCCCAACCGTTCAATTAAAGTGTCGGTAGGGATTGTCTGTGACGTTGGTAAAGATGCTTATTTGAGAGTAGAGCCTGATTACATCTGGCTGATGCCCTCCAATAACTTTGAAGACAACGTAGATGTATTGTCAAATGTGGTATGGACCACAGCAACAAAAGAATAAAATTTTATTGTTTAATTATTTAATGATTTGAATTATGGCAAAGCCTAGTTGGTTAAATTTAAATCCTTCAACAGGAAGCGGAAATGGGACAATTGCAAACAGTGCAAGTGCTCATACAGGTCGTACAGCTAGAACCGGTACGGTAACAATAACAGGTGTCGGGGTATCTACTCCTGCAACTTATAAAGTAACTCAAACTCCTAAATCCGAGTTTGCATCTTTTGATAACGGAGCGGAAATGTCAGCACCCAAAGCTGCCGGAACCGTCACAGTTGAAGGTAAGTCCAATTCCCAAAAGCTGACCTTTGCATGGGCGGGTAGCGTATCAGATGTTGCCATCCCAGCGGAATATAGTGCGAATGGGACACAGACAGATAATGCGGCTAGCATCACAGGTGATCCAGGTGCTACAGCAGAGTTCCCATTCTCCATAGAGCTTGAGTTTCCTGCAAATGAAACCATTGAAGAAATTGTAAGAACATTAAAAGTGACCGCAAACGGTGGTCAGGCTGTACAGATTGCAATCAAACAGGCAGCAGGAGACGCAAAACTATCCGTTTCCCCAACAGAAATTACAATTCCTCAAAACGGTTCAGCTGTTTCCGTTACTGTTACGTCTAACACTTCTTGGACTGCCGCATAATGGATATACTTGTACCTTGGAAGGAAGGAGAAGGAAGCATTGTCATTACGCCCGGCTCTAATGGAGCCGCAAGCGTAATGAGCGATGTTGCCAATGAAGGATTGGACAGGCAACAAACTGTCGTGTTCTCGACTACTAAGGGCAATAATCCAGTTTCCGTTTCTACTACGGTATCTCAAGAAGGGAAAAGACAGGCATTTGCAGTGACCGAAGGACGGTTTATACTGTCTGACGGCAGTACGTTTAACGTTATAAAGAGTAAGTTCTATGAGTGATTATAACAGTCAATATTCGGGAGCTAGGATTGAAGAACTATTGGCAATGATACCCAACTTGGCTAAAGCAGACCTCTCCAACGCTATGACGGTTTCTTTGGGAGCAAACGGTTATGCCAAGTTCAATAATGGGCTTTTGATACAGTGGGGGACAAGAGTCGGAGCAACCGGGGGGGCAATTAATCTGTATTTTCCTACCAGTTTCTATAATACTGATTATAACATTTATTTCACTGGAGCAGTAAATAATACAGGTGAATCTTTTATATATGCTCCGGGGTATGACCTTAATGGTAAATATACATCATATTGTAGAGTTCTCACCCGTGGAATAAATTCAACTCCGGCTATTGTTTGGACTAGCTGGAATTTTACATGGTTTGCAATTGGTAGATGGAAATAAGGAGGTAATATTATGGGAAAAATATATTGGAAAAATGGTTTCTATGATAAACCACAAGAAGGAGCAGTAGAAATATCGGTGGAGTACTGGCAGGAATTGCTTGACGGTCAATCATCCGGAAAAGAAATCAAGGAGAACGAAAGCGGTTACCCGGTATTGGTTGAGCATGAGTACACCATTGATGAATTGAAAGAGATAAAGATCGCAGAGATCAACGCTTACGACAAGTCGGATGCTGTAAACTCCTTGACGCTGGACGGAAAACAAATATGGCTGGATAAAGACACCCGTGTAGGATTAGTCAACTCAATAAACATAGAAAAAGAAGCGGGCCGGGTATATACTACTTTGTGGTACAATGCGGAGAAGTATGTAATTCCCGTAAATGACGCTTTAAATATGCTTGACCAATTAGAATTATACGCTCTTGATTGCTACAATACTACACAGGCTCATATTGCAGCCGTGAAAAATTTGCTTAGCAAAGAAGAGGTTAATTACTATAATTATAAAACCGGTTATCCGGAGAAACTCAATTTTGTATTATAAACTATAAACAGATAAAGCTATGATTCTACTAGTATTAATGTCGTTCATCCTCATTGCCGGCTACGTCTTTGCAATGATTAAAAAGATGGAGGAAATTCCTTACTCTATCAGTGACACCTACTATGCCCTGACGCATAAGTTTTGGTTCGGTTTGTGCATGATCGGCTCCGGTGCATTGCTTCTTCCGGCAGCATTTGAAGCAAGTACGGAAAACAGCCAGTTTCTTGTATTCCTTTCGGTTGTCGGGATGATTGTATTGGGTGTATCTCCCAATTTCAAAGGAAGCCAGAAAACCGCCCATTGTATCGGTGCTGCTATGTCTTTAATCTTCTCCCAGATATGGGTAGGTTGCAATTCTTGGTATTGGTTATTGTTATGGGCTGGATTCATTGCGTACATGGCTATCTCCATGAGTGAGCACTGGACCGGTAACTTCATCTCCGACTTCATAAAGAGAAAGCCGATGTTCTGGATTGAGGTAATTTCATTGTTGACCGTTTATCTAACCTGTTTAGTATGAAAAAGAATACAAAAGAAGATATACAAGTATGGACCGCAGTGGGAATGTTGTTTGCTGGAGTCGGATTATCCGTTGCAGGTTTTGTTGTAGAGCCGTTAGGTCAGATTCATGACAGTGTATTGTGGTTTTTTGCTCAATGTCTGATATATGCTGGCAGTATATTTGGGATTGGGATTTATGTTAATGGGAAGTTTAATAGTTTGGTTGATAGGCTTAACAACAATAAAGAAGTAAAGGGTGATGAATCACATAAATAAAATCAGCGCATTAGCCAGCAAGCTTCTATCCAAGATCGGAATAGACGGCATGGCACATATTATAGTATGCCAGAACTTAGTTATGTGGCTATCAAAATATACGCCACTGTGGTCAGCAATCATTATAACCGTCGTGATCTTCGTCCTGAAGGAAGTGTACGACAAGTATTTCAAGAAAACAGAGTTCTCAATTAAAGACATCATCTGTGATTGCGTGGGTCTGGCGTTGGGAATATTAACATTGATATTATAGGAGGAAATAAACATGAGTTTACCAAGAGGTTTGAGAAACAATAATCCGGGTAACATCCGGATCACAAAAGATAAATGGCAGGGATTGAGAGAAAAGCAGGAGGACAAATCGTTCTTCCAGTTTACGGAAATGAAATGGGGTTACCGTGCCCTTATCCGAACCTTGCAAAACTACCGTAAAAGACACGGCTGTCAGACGGTGGCAGATTTTGTCCACCGGTGGGCACCGGAGAACGAAAACAATACAGCCGGATATATCAGCCGTGTATGTAGCGAAATGCAAGTCCCGAACACATACGTTCCGGACATCAACGATAAGGCGACTATGTGCGCTTTTGCTGCCGCCATCTCACGTGTTGAGAATGGAATTCCGGCTGTTATGGCTGACATAGAAGCCGGATGGGATTTATTATAAACTTTAATCAATAGGAGGAACAATCATGGCAACAATAAATTTGGAGTTCAAAAAGAACAGTAGCGTATGGTATGCGGAATTTCAGGTAAATTCTGATTTCAATATTCATTTGGAACGCAACAACTACGGTCGGGTGAATATTCTTCAACGGACGACAAGTGAGGGGAATTTTGAACCCGTTGTTTTGCCTGGAAGTCTTGCGTACAATGCAGGGGTAACCATAGACTGTGATTTTTCCGCATTGGTCTACCCCAAGACAATCCGCATCGAAAGTTATAGCGAAGTATTAAGTGGAACAGTAACCGAATCCGGCAATGAAGCTTAACAGGTTGTCTTTAAATGTAGTGGGGCTTAACCGGATCGGATTAAACCGAATCGGTTCGCCCTCCCGTGGCTCTTCTTCCGGTTCCGACCGTCCCTACATCGACCCAGAAGTCTTAGCATCCTTGAAAGCCGTCTGCATCTGCTACGGTAAGAGCAACGACGATCCGGACAGGGCTGTTGTCAAGAACTTGGTGGACCCTGACAATCCGTTTGTTATCAGCAACGCAGCTTACACTGAAGGAAGTGGCTACGCAGATAAAGATAGTCCTTACTATGGCGCCTTCGTCACCGACGGAATCGACGACCTGATTACTTCCACCAAGACCGTACAGGAGATGGGAATAACAGAGGCTTGCACTGTCATTTCTATGATCCATCAAATTGATAAACCTAGTAATTATATTACTACAAATAATATTAGAACTCCTGGAAGTGTTGTAGGTAGAAATGCAATTAGTGAAATAGGTAAAACTGGAATATATGGATGGTATAAAGACAATATTCAAGGTTCTACCATTAATGTAATAAATAACATATTAGGAGATAAAGCGGTTTATACTGTCTCTGCTTCTAGTAATACTACTATTGCTTCAAAGTTTTATGTAGTTGGTTATGCTAGTGATGATAGTATTAACGAAACTTCTTCCGTCGCTTGGTACTGGACAATCATCGCCAACAAGGTACTGACTACCGACCAAATCAACCAAGTAATCGCCTACTTCAACTTGGATAGAACTCTTAACCCTGATATACTGTGTGATATCGAGAAGCAGGGCATCACCAACGAGAACCACGCAGAGTTTGGCGACAAGCTGATTGACTTTTCAGGTAATGGTAGGGATATTCAGTTGAACAATATTGCTTGGAAGGGGGATTCAGGTATTGGGAAGTATGAGGTTGATTTTCTCGATTCTAGTATATGGAACAGTAGTAATTCAACTATAACAAGTAGTAAGATAGACTGTAAAAATGCTATAAGTCATATTATGCTACTGTATTATAGCGTAGGGAGTAAAGAATATCCAGACATTCCTTCGTTTAAGGTTATTAAAACAGGAGCCGATATTGATTATAGCTATATTGATGAAACTGGGTCGCCTAAATCAGTTAGAATTGTAGATGGGGTGAATGTATTACCCGCTTCACATAACACCTTGTATAGCGGCTCTGGTCGATTTTGTGGTTTTGGTAATCCGGGTATGGGTAATAGTGTTACCATCACCCAGATTCCCTCCCACGCAGGTGGTCTATGCCTTGACGGAGTAAATGACTTCGGTAAGGTGACAGGAATGCCGATTTACAAGGATTATACGGTAGTAACCGATAGAGAAATATTTGCTAATACTGGAGCTATATCGTCAAAGAATAATCCGGGAGCATTTGTGGAAACTGCCGGAAATAGTGTTTATAGTTTTGGTCAAGCTACTTCTGGTCTAAATTTTATTTCTACTAGAAGTATATCTTATTTATCTAAATACTCTTATTGCGGGCAATCTATAACAGCAGGTGCAGCAGAAGATGGCACTGATATGTGGTTAGGCACGATTCGAGATAATGATCATCGTTTCTTCAACGGAGCTATCTACTCTCTCATGTCCTTCCCCTATAGTATGTCCGAGTTCTTGATCGAGCGTCAGTTGAAGAAGCACAAGCTGGGTACGCTGTATCCGGATATGGTGGAGTTCAGACCGATAGTGAAGAGTAATCTACCTTATTCTTCAATTTCCTATTCTGTTAATCCCGGAGAATATATCTCTGTAGATAGCATGGTTACCATCACTGTAACGTTACCAAATACTTCTGATAAACTAATGGAGGTATCGTGCAATGCTATCAGTGACATATCCATATCCGGTGACAATGGCGTTTACGAGATTACGGGAAAGGTAGTTAAATCTCCTCAAAAGATAAACCTTGTTATCTCCAGCTACTTGACAATGTTAAGCAACTCAACTTTAATTTCAAATGAAACATTAATTAAAAACGAATGATATTATGGAAAAGATATTTGATATAGCAAAAGATAAAGAACAGTCGTGGGGTACTTTAGCTACTGCGATTGATGGAAACTTTAACGAGACATTTGACGAAGGCTATTTAGATTATTATGAGTCTCCAGTTTTGGTGACGGAGGGTGGTTATTATGCAGCAAATGGACATGTATCCAATTCTAGTTCTTCTTCTGTGTTGCATTCAAAAGTAGAGATTCCTACTGGCGCAATAACAGCAAAATTTGAAAATATACAGGCTTTTTCTGACGGCAAGGTAATTGTAAACTTTTTCGTAGATGGTGTTTGGTCAAGAGATGTGATAGCAGAAGTAGCTGGCAAGTTGTCAAACTATGAAATTGAGATACCAGAAGGTGTTTCTCATATTGGATTTAATTACAGAAATACTGACGACAAAAACTGTACTTTTCGCATAGGCAAAAAAAGTGCCTTATTAAAAGAAGTCTGCATAAAAGACAATAGTATCACGTCACAAAAACTCTCATTTTCTGATAATATTTTAAGGGGTAAAAAATGGGCTGTTATTGGTGATTCGTTTACTCTTGGTGGAGGAGTTGGGGTTTTTGAAGATGGTATATATGAGGGAGAGAATAAGAGTTATCCGTATATTATTGGGCGACGTAACGAAATGGACATCCAGCGTTTATTTGAGGGTGGGCGCACTATCTGCACTCCTCGCCCCAAAAATGCAGAATCAGATTGGTCTTATAATGCAAGTCGTAACTATCTGACCTACGAAGGAGAAGACCGGCCGCTCGCTTTGTACAAGCAAATTGACGAAGACGTAAACTATATCACCATTTATCTTGGAATAAATGACACGCATCTTATTGGTATCGGGGATGATGACGAGAGTTACGGTGTAAATGTAATAGCAGATAAGGGAACTATTGATAGCACAGAGATAACATCATTTTATGGTGCATGGAACACAGTGCTTAATTGGTTAATCATAAATCGCCCATTTGCTCATATTGGCATAATTGTTTCTAATGGCTTGGGACTTGACGAGTATCGTCAAGCAGAGATAGAAATTGCAAATAAATGGGGAATCCCATATATTGACCTAAATGGTGACGAGCGTACTCCTATGATGTTGCGCAGCACAAATCCGGCAATATGCGATGCGGCAAAGAATGCAAGATTAAATGCTCAAAGGATAAGCTCAACGAACCAGCATCCTAACTCTGAAGCTTATGAGTACGAAAGCACATTTATTGAGCAATTCTTACGCACGTTGTAAACTTCCAGACAAATCTTATAATATACAATATCTGTTTAGATTTGATT